TGATGGAAGGATTTATTTTCATAAAATTATAGATGAAGAAGATCCACAAAGAGGAATACAAGAATTAAGATATATTGATGCTTTAAAAATTAAACGAGTTCGTAAGATTGAAAAAGCAGAAACAAAGAAAAAATCTCCTACACTTAAAGTAGTAGATGATTTCTTTCTGTATAATGAAAGTGGAGTTTCCAACGCAAGTAGTGGTTCATCGGGCCCTTCAGGAACCGCACTTAAAATTACAGCAGATGCAATAGCCCATTGTGCTTCTGGATTGTTTGACCCCACAAAAGCAATGGTCTTATCCTATTTGCATAAGGCTATCAAACCAGTAAATCAACTTAGAATGATTGAAGATGCGGTAGTAATTTATCGTATCTCAAGAGCTCCAGAACGAAGAATTTTCTATATAGATGTTGGTAATCTACCTAAAGTCAAGGCAGAACAATATCTAAAAGATGTCATGAATCGTTACCGAAATAAGTTGGTGTACAACGCATCAACTGGTGAGATTAAAGATGACAGAAACCAGATGAGTATGTTAGAGGATTTCTGGTTGCCTCGTAGAGAAGGTGGTAGAGGTACAGAGATTACTACTCTGCCTGGAGGACAGAATTTAGGAGAGATAGATGATATTGTCTATTTCCAGAAAAAGTTATATCGATCTTTGAATATTCCTGTTAGTCGGTTAGAGACTGATAATGGGTTTAATATGGGTCGAGGTGCAGAAATTACAAGAGATGAAGTAAAGTTTACTAAGTTTGTTCAAAAATTGAGGAACAAATTTAATGGTTTATTCAATGATATACTGAAAACACAGTTAATACTTAAAGGTGTTATTGCAGATGATGATTGGAATGATATTAAAGAAAATCTTTCATATAGTTATATGAAGGATGGACACTATGCAGAACTGCGAGATATGGATGTGCTTCGTGAGCGTTTAGATATGCTCAATAATATGGAGCCTTATATAGGTGATTGGTTTTCCAAAGAATATGTACAAAAACACGTTTTCCGTATGACTCAAGAGGAAATTGATACTATGGATAGACAAATTAATGGAGAACCAGAACCAGAAGACCATGAACCAATGGACAATCCAATGGATAAAGATGGGCCTATGGGGCCTGGATAACCTTAACAGAGATAAATTATTATGAGTGAAATACCAAACATGATTTCAGCGTTAGTTGACGATAACAAAATAGATGCAGAATCACATTTCAAAGCATCAATGGCACAAAAGATAGGAGCTGCACTAGACTTAAAACGAGTAGAGGTAGCAAATTCCCTAGTGAAACAAGGACAAACAAACGTAGAAGATACTGCTGATGAAGAAGTTTAGGGAATTTAACACATGGGTTGTAGAAAAGGATGAACATAAGAAATCATCCTCTTACAAAAAACTTACACCTAAAATGAAATCCGCAGTTGATGCGGTTTTTGCAACAATGGAAAAGAAGCCGGCTGATTTTCTAGGTACATTTGATAAGAATGTGGAAAAGGTTGCTAAAAAACATGGTGTAAAAGTTAAAGATATTATGGATTATTTTGATAAAGAAATGCTTTCAATTTAGGATATAAACTATGGCAAATTCAATTAGAAATTCAAATCAGAGAAGTGTTCTTCACATAGACACTACTGATGGAGCAATAACATTAGCAGAACTTAAAGGTGCTAATGAGGCTACCCCTACTAAAGCTCACATTGTTGATATTTTCTGGCAAACAGCCGGTTCTATTACAATAGATAGGGGAGGTACAAATGTTCATGCATTTACAGGAACAGGACATTGGAACTTAGGTTTCGCTGGTGCAGAATTAGGAGGAACACAAACTGCTGATATTGGTATTACAGTATCGGGCAATTCCTATGCAATCATTGTTGTACACAAATCATACGAATTAGTATAAGGGGTATATATGAAATTAATCACAGAAATGTTTGATAACTTTGAAGTTCTTACTGAGGGTAAGGGTGGAAAAGATTTGAAAATCAAAGGGGTTTTCATGCAGGCCGAAACCAAAAATAGGAATGGTCGAATGTACCCTATAAGTATTTTATCAAAAGAAGTTAAACGATACAATAAGGAACTTGTAGAACCCAAACGTGCTTTTGGAGAGTTAGGTCATCCTGACGGCCCAACAGTTAATTTGGATAGGGTTTCTCATTTAATCGAAGAACTTTACGAGGATGGAAATAACATCATCGGAAAAGCAAAGATTCTTGACACACCTAATGGTAAAATTGTCAAGGAACTTTTAAATGCAGGTGCAAAACTTGGAGTCTCTAGTAGAGGAATGGGAACACTTGAAAAGAAGGGTCAAACTAATGTAGTTAAAGACGATTTTTATCTTGCAACAGCAGGAGATATTGTCGCTGATCCATCTGCACCAGAGGCGTTTGTGGAAGGAATAATGGAAGGAAAAGAATGGATTTGGGATAACGGAATACTCAGAGAGTCAGAAGTTGCCAGAATCCAAAGAGTTGCTTCTGATAATAAAAAGGTGGAAGCCTTTGAAATGTTTCTTTCTAAACTCTAATTTTTATAAATATAATTAATCAAAACTTTACAAGGAGACTTAAAATGTCTGAAGAACTCACTAAAGAGATGGAACAAGTGGATGAGATCGAAGAATCTGAAGCAAAACCCACAGGGGTTAAAGCTAAAGAGCCGGGAGCATCTAATCCTAGTTCCACTAAATTAAAGCAGGAAAAAGAAGATTTGCAAAAAGCAAAAACTTCTGGAAAAGCTGCTGATCCTAAAGCTACTAAGGGTGCTGTTAAACCAGTATCAGCTGTTGAAGCTAAGGAAGAAGATGAAGAAAAAGAAGAAGTTAAATCTGAAGCATCCGATGAGGAAGAAGTAAAAGCTGAGGAAAAATCAACTCCTAAACTCAAATCAGAAATTATGCAAGGACTTGTTGACCACATTAAGGGTCTGAAGAAAGAAGATCTTGCAAAAATGTATGGTACTCATATTCTAGGTGAAACACCTAAAGAAGAAGGATATGAGGAGGAAGAAGAAGATGAGGAAGCTTCTAAAATTAAGAAAGAATCTGTTGACCAGATTGTTGATGCATTAGATGTCTCAGGAGATGTTGAAGCATTAGTACAAGGTGAAGAAGATCTTTCTGAAGAATTTAAAACAAAAGCTGCAACTATTTTTGAAACTGCAATTAAATCAAAGGTTCGTTTAGAACTAGAGAAAATTCATGCAGAAAATGAAGAATCTTCAAAGAAAGTTGCTGAAGAAACAATGTCAAGTGTAGTTGAAAAAGTCGATGACTATATGAACTACGTTGTAGAACAATGGATGTCTGAAAACGAACTTGCTATTGAGCGTGGACTCAAAGGTGAGATTGCTGAAGATTTCATTAGTGGTCTAAAAGGTTTATTTGAAGATCACTACATTGATGTTCCAGATGAGAAGTATGACATTCTGGAAGCCAATTTATCGAAAATCGAAGAATTGGAAGAAAAACTAAACAAGCAGATGGAAGAAAATGTCCAGTTGAAAAAGGCAAAAGGTGAACTTGTAAAAGAGTCCATGATTGCTGATATTGCTGATGGGATGACTGATACTGAAACTGAGAAGTTCCAAAGTCTGGTTGATGATGTTGAGTTTTCCGATGAGGGATCTTATAAAGAGAAACTTCAAACAATTAAGGAAAGCTACTTTGGTGAGAAAGAAGTAAAAGCTCAAGATGAGACTCTTACTGAAGAAACCAAAGATGAGACAGTTCAAGAATATTCTGGTGATATGGCAAAGTATATGTCCGCTATCAAAAAGGATAATTCTCGAGCAAAAAAATAATATCTGAAAACTTTTTAAAGGAGTAAATATGTTTAATTCAGAAGCTCTACAAGAAAAGTGGCAACCAGTTTTGAATCATCCCGATCTACCACAGATCAACGATTCGTACAAACGTGCAGTTACCGCTGTTATCTTGGAGAACCAAGAAAAAGAACTTAAAGAGTCAAAATCCTTCTTGGCAGAAGCTGAGATGTCTACCGCGGATGCAGTAGCCAACTGGGATCCAGTTTTGATCTCTTTAGTTCGTAGATCTATGCCTAATTTGATGGCATACGATATTTGTGGTGTGCAACCAATGAGTGGCCCCACAGGACTTATTTTTGCAATGAAAGCAAGAATGGGTGAAGGTGCAACATCTACTGGTGAAGCACTTTTTGATGAAGCAGATACATCTGATTCAAACTCAACACTAACTGGATCACAAGCTGGTACAGAGCCTGGTGTTCTTAACGATTCTGGTGCAGCTACTCCAGCAACCACTTTGGCAGCTGATCCTGACATTTGGGGTCAATCTTCAAGTGGCCCAACTGGTTCTGATGCTGGTGCTTATACTGTAAAAGGTGGTGACACAACTGCTGCCGGTGAAGCTTATGGAGCTTCTGGTGGTACTGCTTTCCAAGATATGGGATTCACCATTGAGAAAGCAACTGTTACTGCTAGGACACGTGCGTTACGTGCTGCCTACACAATGGAACTTGCACAAGACTTAAAAGCAATTCATGGTCTTGATGCAGAATCCGAATTGTCAAATATTCTTAGCACAGAGATTCTTGCTGAGATCAATCGTGAGGTAGTTCGTACTATCTACGTTACAGCAAAAAAGGGATGTCAAACATCTGCTTCTGCTGGTATCTTCAACTTAGACACAGACTCTAATGGTCGTTGGTCAGTTGAAAAATTTAAAGGTCTAATGTTCCAGATCGAGCGTGATTGTAACGATATTGGAATCTTGACCCGCAGAGGAAAAGGAAACATTCTAGTTTGTTCTGCTGATGTTGCATCTGCCCTTTCAATGGCTGGTGTTCTTGACATCGGAGGAGGAGCAAATGGTTCAGGTAACATGAATGTTGATCCTAGTCCAGAAGGAAGTACTTTCGCAGGAACAATTAATGGTCGTATTAAAGTTTATGTCGATCCTTATAACTCCGTTGTAAGTGCAAGTGCTGCTAATAACTGGTATGTTGCTGGTTATCGTGGTTCTAATGCTTACGATGCAGGATTGTTCTATTGCCCATACGTTCCATTGCAAATGGTTCGTGCGGTTTCGGAATCAACTTTCCAACCTCGTATTGCATTTAAGACACGTTACGGAATGGCAGTTAATCCGATGTCAGAGACATCAGCTGCAATTTCTGCTGCGTCACAACCTTTCACACCAGATAGTAACACTTACTATCGCAGAGTTCGTGTAAGTAACTTGATGTAATCACATCTTTTAGAGGGGAATCGTTTTTTCCCCTCTAACCCCTTTATTATAAATTCAACCTATATCGAGAAAAATTTATGTTAGATCAAATCTCAGGGTGGATTAAACAAGTAACAAACATAGGATTAGGGCTTATTGCTCTAGGTGTTGTTCTCCAAATTTTATTTGGTGCAGCGGTTCCATTCTTAGGTTTGGATGTAGTCGGTTCAGTAGTAAGTCTTGTAAAAGCCTTAGGTTCTGAAGGACTCGTTGGTTTAGTCGCCATTTGGGTACTTTGGGGTATCTACTCTAAGTAATAACCCGATTTATTAATATAGGGGGGGATGGATTCTCCCCTATTTCCTTCCTTATAAATACTAGTGTAATAATAACAACAGATAATTATGGCAGACACTAGTCAACCCACAGTATTAGATTACGCAACACAAACTCAATGGAGACTTGCGTTTAATCGTATTCCAAAAACAACTTGGTTTTGCACAGCTGCAAATATTCCAGGCATTAACTTTAGGTGAAGCTACATATCCTACACCAATGGCAGATATGTTTGTTACAGGAGATAAACTTACATTTGACACCTTAAACGTAACCTTTTTAGTAGATGAAGAACTTCAGAACTATAGAGAGATATGGGAATGGATTGTGGGGATGGGTGCTCCAAGACAACATGAACAATTCTCTGATGCATTAACTAAAGGAGATGGTACAACATTAAAATTTAGTACAGTAGGTTCTGATGATTCTCTTTCACCAAGAGATGCGGCTGTAATGAAAGGAGGAACGCCTACTGAAGGAAATATATATTCTGATGCAAATTTAATCATTTATAGTTCTAAGAATACTCCAAAAGTAGAAGTTAAATTTAAGGATATGTTTCCTACTTCATTATCTGGATTGGATTATTCACAAGAAGCAACAGATGTTGAATATTTTAAAGCAACTGCAACATTTAGGTATCTTTATTACGAGTTTGCAACTTCAACTTGATAAATACAAATAAGTAGCCTAAACATAAACTTTAATTAACGTGAGTCCACTT